CGTGATCTGGGCAGTCAGGGCGCCAGCGGGGATGCCCTGAGCGGGGTCGCCCATCTCGACGCGGATCCCGGCGGACTCCTCAGGAGCCTCCGCGACGGACAGGAAACGGCCGCCGTGGGACTTGTCGCCGGGCAGGCCTTCGACGCGGGTGACGACCAGGGCCAAGGCGGCGTCGAATGCGGCCTGTTCGGTCTCGGCCAGGCTTATGCTTCCGGACTGGGCAGTGGACCCGATGGGCCACCACAGCGAGACGACGAACGTATGGCTGGCGACGCGGCGGTGGTTGCTGAAGCGGCGGGTGGTTGTGCTCTTCTTCAGCACCCACAGTTGTGTCTGCCGCTGCGCCGGGGTGCGAGGCATGTACGCCTGCACCACGTCCCACGGTCCGCCAGCCGAGGCCAAGAGAGCGGGGAGGCCGTCGCCGCTGGCCGACAGCCACGCGGCCTCGCGGGCAACCGCGTCGGCCAGCCCGGAGTCAGACATCGCTCGCCCCTCTCAGGTCCGTTGGTAGTTGGCGAGGGCATCGAGTGCCTGCTTGCGGAGCTTGGCTGGGTCGTGGTCGCCCTCCCCCATGGGGTTGAGCTCGGTAGCGGCGATGGAGGCGGCCATCAGCTTGCAGGCCCGCCCGAGGGACGCCGGGACGGTCTGGTAGCCGCCGTCGTACGTGACGCGGATCAGCGACCCGGGCGGCAGGTAGGTCCCCAGCTGGAACCACACGTGGCCGCTGTCGGGCTCCGCGCCCACGACCTGCGCCGGGCCCACAGACTGCACGCCGCCCTGCGTGAGGATCAGCGACACCTGGAGGTTGGCGTAGGCCCACATGTCGGGGTAGCGGGTGGCGTACTGGTTCAGCCAGACGTGCCGGACCATGCCGCCCGCGCCGCCCATGGCATCCGCGTAGGACTGGCTGATCGTGGCCTGGATGCTCACCGGGATCCCGGCGTCTCCGGGCAGCTCGTCCGGATCGACGCCCTGCGCGCGGTGGGACTCCGGCAGGCCAGTGAAGGGGGCGAGCCTGCGGTCGCAGGCGTCCTCGCAATCGCGGGTCGCCTCGATCATCAGGGTGTCAAGGGCCTCCGGGGAGTACGTCCGGACGAGGTCGGCGTACTGGCCGGCCTGCATGTCGGCCGCGGAGGCGAGTGGGGTCGGGGTGTCCGCGGCCACCGAGGGTTACTCGCCGGTCTTGCGGCGGGCGTTGCGGCGGGGCGCGGGCTTCTCGTCCTCGGCCGCCGGCTCGGGGGCGACCTCGTCGAGTGTCTGCGGCTGCTCCGGGGCCGGTTCGGTGACTGCCGGATCGGCATCCGGCTCCTCCTCGCCGGCGTCCGGCTCCTCCTCGGCGGGGTCCTGGTCGTCGTCGCCGGACCCGGTCGTGTCGTCCGGGTCCTGGTCCTCCGGCCCCGGGGCCGGGTCGGCGACGAGCTCGAACCCGCCGTCGGCGATCGCCAGCAGCGCCTCGGCCTCCTCGTGCGGCATCTCGACGACGGCGCCGTCGTGCGGCCACTCGTGGCCGAAGGAATCGGAGCCGGCAACGGCCTTGCGAACGTGAGGCATGAGCCCTCCCATGGGGCATCGAAGGGGGAACACAGATGGCCGGGGCGCGCCCGCCCGGGGGAGTGGGCGCGCCCCGGGGAGGGGGTCAGGACGCCAGCGAGCAGGACACGCGGCTGATCCGGCCCAGGTACTTCGGGGCGCGGACGGCCAGGGTGCAGTCCGAGACGATCGCGTACGGCAGCTGGTCGGGCTGCGCGGTGGTCGGGTAGACGTCCAGCGGCGTCAGCTCACGGACGAACGGCCGCAGGAGGAACTGCGGGTCGCGGGCGATGAGGTAGATGTTCTCGCTGCCCGAGGACTGGGGCTTCATCGCCGCGTTGGTGCCCACGTACGAGGCCGGGATCTGAGCCGGGACCGTGGAGGCGTTCTTCGGCGTCAGCTTCACGCCGTCGTCCACGATCGAGGTGGTCAGGATCGGGGTGACGCCGTCGGCGGCGATACCGACGGTGGCGTCGACGTAGCCGAGGAAGGTCTCCGCGCCGCTGGAGGTGGACCGGTAGACCTTGTAGAGGTTCGGCTGCGCGCCCTCGTACCCGTTCGGGGTGGAGAAGGACAGGGTGACGGTCGAGGTGGAGCCCGTGGTGGCCTGGGAGACCTCCGTGGACGGCAGGATCTCGCCCTGGCGGGCGATCACCGGCACCACCTGGTAGTAGTACGTCGCCGCCGCCAGGGAGCCGCCGGTGGTGGCCGTCGCCGTGGTGACCGCCCCCATGCTGTACGAGCGGGCGGACAGGAACGACGTGGTGACCAGCGGGATGCCGCGGTACGACATCACGTTCAGGCCCGCGGCGACCTCGATCTGGCCCATGAACCGCTGGTTGGCCTGAGCGAGCTGGGCGATCCGGGACTCCGCGGTCGAGCTCATCACGAACATCCACCCGGGCCCGTTGATCTTCATGGCGGACTGCTGCTCCACCATGTCGATCAGGCGGTCCAGCCACCCCAGCGACAGGGACGCGTTGGCCGCGTCCTGAGCGTTCTGGTTCCCACCCGAGAAGGTGGCGACGAGGGAGTCCAGGCCGTCGAACTGCGGGTAGCCACCCAGAGCGGTCGAACCCGAGTTGCCCCACACGACCGCGGTCTCGATGTCCCAGTACAGGCCCTGGATGGAGCCCTCGATCTCCTGCGCCCGCAGGTCGCCGGCCAGGCCACGGGTGACGGCCTGCGCGTATCCGGTGACCGCGCCGACCGCCTGCAGGTTGCGGATCGCGAAGCCGTTCTGGGTGTAGCTGCTGTTCGCGATCGGGCGGGCGCCGCCGTCGGAGACGAAGCCACCCGCGGCCCGGGCGGTCCGCTGGTTGAAGTAGTAGACGCTGCTGTCCCACTTGCGGGACGGGATGGCCCGCACCAGCGGGGCGTAGCGGCGCTGGTACTCCAGCAGCTGCGGGTCGACGATTGTGGGGACGAGGGGGGATGCGCCTGCGGCGGTCAGTGCCTCGCGCAGGTCGGCGTTGCCGGTCATGCGATTTCTCCGTGTTCGGCAGAGGGGAATGACGGCCCCGCACCGGGAGGTCCGGGCGGGGCTGGGCGACCATTTCTGCCGAGCGGCACCAGCCAGGGGCTGGCGGTCAGGGAAGACGCAGGAGGCCGCAGGGGCGGCCCGGGCGCGTTACTGGGCGGCGGGGGCCGGCGCGCGGTTGCCGAGGATGGCGCTCACTGTGGTGGGGGCCACGTGCTGCCGCCACTCCTCGTCGGTGTACTCGTGAAGGGGCTTCTGCGGCCACGCGGCCGGGATGCCCGACTCGGTCAGCCCCTGCGGGTTCTCCGAGGTCTGGGCGACCAGGCCCTTGCGGGCCGGCGGCCCGTTCTGCACGACGTGCTCCTGCACAGCGGCCGGGAGTGCCCGGGCGATGCCCTCCTTGACCAGGCGGGCGATCCGCTCATCCTCGGACTCCGCCACCGGCGCGGCAGGGGTAGGCGCCTCGGCCACCGGCGCAGCCGGCTCCGCCGGTGCGGCAGCCGCGGGTGCAGCCTCGGCAACCGCAGCAGGGGCGGCCGGAGCGGCCTCAACCGGCGCGGCCGGACGCGGCGCGACCGCGGCGAGCAGCTGGGCGAACTGGTCGTTGGTCAGGGTGACGCTCCCGCCGACGGCGGGGGCAACGGCGGCCGGAGTGGCGGCCTCAGGGGTGGTGTCCGCCATCGCGGGCTCCTCCTCGGGTTCGGCGGGGGTGCCGGCGGCCGGGGGCTCCGGCGCCGGAGTCGTGGCGGGCGTGATGCCGTCAGCCAGCCCCGGCGGGGCGAGCGTGGCGGCGGTCTCCACGGCGGCGACCAGGTCGGCGGCGGGAGCGGCCTGCATGGGCTCCTCCTCGTCGTCGCCCTCGGTGGGGGCGCCAGGCAGGTCGATGTCGGCATCCATGTCCGGGTCCAGCGCCATCAGGGCGTCGCACGCGCCGGCCATGGCAGCGCGGCCGACCAGGTCGAGATCGTGCGGGTCCAGGACGGCCGAGGACACAGTCACGGTCGTCGGCCCGTTGGTCAGCGACAGATACAGGGAGCCCCGGGCCGGGTCCATGTCCCAGCACTCGGCGAGGGCTTCGGACACGGCGGCGGCCGGGTCGATCAGCCAGCCCTCCTGCGCGGCCACCTGCACGCCGAAGCCCTTCAACGCCTTGGCGATGCGGCCCTTGATCCGCTTGAGCTGCGCGCTGGTGTAGAGCCGGGCGTTGTCGGCCTGGTTGATGTACGACCACGCGCTCTTCGCCTGGCTCTTGCTGGAGAGGGGGTACCTCTTCTTCTTGTCCTTCTGGTACCCCGGGTCCGCGAACGGCCCCTCTTCGGCGCTGCCGTCGGCCTCGGTGATGGTCACGGTCGCCTCCGGAGCGGACTCGGTGATCGGCACCCGGGCGGTGCCATCGGACTCGCGGGGCTCGGACCCGATCGGTTCCACGCTGTCGATCCCCGCTCCCTCAACCCCCGGTTTGCGGGTGTAGTCCAGGCCGTCGAGCTCCAGGTCGTCACCGGTCTCCACCGTCCGCCCGTCGTGCTGCTCTCGGCGGACCCGGCCCACCCACGCCCCCCGGATGGACACACCTCGCAGCACGGGGTTGGGTCCGGAGATCAGGGAGTGGATGTCCCGGCCGTGCCCGGTGTCGGTCAGGACCGCGGTGTACCGGGCGGACCCGTCCGCTTCCTGGGCCAGGCTGGTGATCCGGCCGACGATGCGGGTCGAGTCGTCTCCGGCCTCGTGGTGGGTCAGGGTCGTCAGAGGCATGCCGCCCTCGGCGATACGTGCCTGTGCGCGGTCGACCATGCGGCCGATCGCCTCGGCGGTGTAGAGACGGCCGTTCTTGCTGATGCCGGGCCGGATCGCGGTCCCGGTGACGGTGGCGATCGCAGCCACAGATCCTCCAGAGATTCGGGCCGGTCAGCGGCCGACGAGACTGATCGACGCCCCGGGGTAGCCGGGGGTGGTGCCGCCGAGGGTCCACGCCACCCGGCACCACTGCGGCAGCACCAGGGCGGCGCTGGTCGAGGTGACGTTGGGCATGTGCAGCCCGGCGTAGGCCACGCCCCGCCCGGCCGTGGTGGTCAGCTGGCCGATCTTGGCGACCGCCGGATACCAGTTGCCGTCCGCGTCCTGCACGTCCAAGGCGACGTCCAGCGTCGGGCCGGTGCCCGTCGGAGTGCCGGAGACGGTGACGGCCAGCCACAGGTCGGCCACCGAGCCGACACTGATCGGCCCGCTGGTCCCCGACGCTGACAGCGTCGTGCCCAGGCCGGAGCCGGACAGCGTCCACAAGGTGCGGGCGACCGGGTTGTAGGCGCCGCTCATGAGTGCCCTCCTCAAGGGTCAGGTGAACCAGGCGGCGAACCGCGACAGGTCGACGTCGGCGGCGTAGCAGCAGCGGCAGGCCGGATGCAGGGGCAGCCGGGGAACCTCCAGGGCGATCCACGGGCTGCCGGTCTCCGCGTCGACGCAGGCGGGGCAGACCCGGCCGTCACCGGCGGTGATGCAGTCGATCCGCTGGACTCCCTCGGCGGCGTACAGAGCCAGCGCGCCGGCGTCGGCGGCGGCGGTCATCGCCCAGTCGACGACGAAGGCCACTGCCTGCGGGTCGTCCGAGCCGATCGCGTCCATGGCGGCCTGAAGCATCTCGTCCCAGTCCGAACCGGCGGCGGCGTGCTGGGCCAGGACGCGGCCGAGGTCGGCGGCGGCCCGGTCGATCATCCGCGCGAGCCAGCCGTCTGCCTCGGCCCACAGTTCGTCCAGGCGCTCCAGCGAGTCGTAGGCGTGCTGGAACGCCATGTCCCAGTCCAGGGCCAGGGTGTGGACCGTAGCCCGGTCGGCGGCGATCGCCACGGCGTTGACCATGCCTTCGGCGCGGCCGGCGCGGATCGCTTTCTGGAGTGCGGCGCGTAGATCGTCCCAGCCTGGTTGGCCGGCGATGGCCTGGAGCATGGCGTGGGCGGCGGCCAGCGCGGCCGCCCGGGTGTCCGCGTCGCTGTGCTCTGCCTCGGTGAGGCCGACCATCTGGCGGAACGTGCGGATGCCGGTGCCGAGGTGGTCGCGGTGGATCAGCGGCCGCCATGCTGTGCCGACCGCCCGGATGTGCCGGGTCTGCTGCTCCTCGCGTCGTGTGAAGAGCAACGCCCACATGCCCTCCAGTCGGCCCAGATCCACGGTTGCCTTCAGGACGTCGGGGTCCTCGGCGTTCTCGATGGCCAGCTGGATGGCGACCTCGCATCCGGCGCGGACCCGGTCGGTCATCGGTCCGCCGGAGGCGGCCCACCCGGCGGCGTACGCCTCCCGTGCGACCGCCTGCAGTGTCTGTGCGGGGTCGTCGAGGCGGTGGTCGATGCGGTCGGTGCCGTGGACGGTGGACAGTGCGTCGAACCGCACCGGTCGGGACGGGAGCCTGTCCAGGGGCGCGGGCTCGTCCGGGGCCAGGTAGGTCAGCGTGCAGTGGGCAGTGAACCCGTGGTCCCGCGGCACCTCGATGCCGGTGGCGGTGAGCGCGTCCAGGACGTCGCGCCGCAGCTGCTCCAGGTCGGGGGAGTCGACCAGTGCCACCAGCACGTCCTGCTCGTCGCCGGTGAAGCGGGCGACGCCGGAAACGCTGGCCTGGAGCGGCGGCCGGTCGGCGAGCGCAGCGACCACGGCACGCAGCGCCTCAGCGTCGACGTCGGCCGCGTCACCGCAGTACGCCACGGTGACGTGCAGTTCCTCCGGGGGCAGGCCGCCGTCGACGACCAGGTCCTCGGCCACGTCGCGGGGCGGGTACAGGGCGACCATGCACCCATCGGAGAAGTCCGGCGACCCCATGACTCACCCCCTGGTCAGCCGACGTGCTTGCGGATGAAGCACACGGCGTCCTCAGCCCGCAGCGGATGCCCCGTCTCGTGGGCTGCCTCGCAGGCCCGCGCGAGCGACGGCACCGCGCACTCCCGGCCGCACACCCCGCACCGCCACGGGTCGTCAGGCTGCCCGGTCGTGGCGCTCATCCACGCCTCCCGGCAAGGTCCGCAGAGCCTCCGCCAGCCGCGCCCGGAACCGCGCCCGGTGCGACTCCGCCGGAGGCTCGTCGGTGTCGTCGTCGGGGGCGTCATCCGGCCCGGGTGTCTCGGGCGGCTGTCCGGCGAACGGAGCCAGGTGCGGGGGCACCGGGGCCGGTTCGGGCTCCGGCTCCAGCTCGACCCCGGGGACGACCACGCCCGCGGAGACGGCCGGGGCCGCGGCGGCCGCGATCGACGCATCCGACATGCGCTCCATGTCCTGCCATCGCACCAGGTGGGAGCGGTCGACGAGGACGGCCTGGTCGCCGCCGTCGACGGGCAGCTCGTTGATGTCCCCGCGGTACCGGTTGAGGGTCCACGCGCCGTTCTTCAAGCGCATGTCCCGGATCTCCTCGATCTTCTTGGAGTCCCGCAGGTCGACGTCCTTGAACCGAAGCGTCCACCCGTCGACGCCGAAGCCGAGGCGGCCGAGGTGCCAGTTCAAGGCCTCCAGCACCAGCTCGGCCAAGGGGCCGCAGGTGTTGACCATGAACGTCTTGTCCTGCTCCTCGCCGGTGCCGCCGCCGAGGTTCCCGGATTCGATGATCCCGGCCTTGGCCGGCGGGACGCCGTAGCAGGCGATGATCTCGTCGCGCTTCTGGTCGAGGAACTTCAGGTAATCCACCGTGCGGGACGAGTTGAGCTCCTGGACCTTGCCGCCGCCCTTGGTCATCACCGGCGCCCCAATGTTGCGGGAGCCGACGTTGCGGACCATGAACTGCGACTGCCAGCGGTTCATGTCCGCCACGGACGCCGAGGCGGGCATGTCGACGTGCAGCGTCGGCGGGTTGCCCTTCTTGAACAGCTCCTTGCTGGTGGCGCTCGCGTAGAGCCAGGCGGTGATCGGCAGCAACGCGGCCTGGGTGGGGGAGACGCCGAAGATGCTCGACCTGGGGGAGTCGAGGCTGATGTGGATGACCTCCCGCGGCTCGAAGGTGGCGCGCTGCCCGAGCTCGGTGACCTGCACGTAGCGGGTCACCTGGCCGTGCTCGTCGGTCTCCGGGTGCATGCTCGGGCAGTCCAGCGAGTACAGGGCGACCGGCTGCCGCCCGACCCACACGACCTCGAGGTAGGCGTCGCCGAAGACCAGCAGATCCGCGATCACACCCCGCAGGATCTTGATGATCGACTCGGACGGGTTGCAGTACCCCAGCATCCGCTCCAGCGCCCGCACCTCGGCGGGCTTCGGCGGCTGCTCCTGCTCGGTGTCCTCCTCCGGGTCCCACTCCATCACCAGGCCGCCCGCCGTGATCGTGCGGGCGATCGCGTTCACGCACGCCCACGCCCACGGGCACGCCAGATAGGCGTCGTAGAGCTGGTTCAGCGCCGACCGCCGGTCCGTGCCGGACCCCGCGCCGATGCCCTGGTTCCACTCCGTCAGGCCCGACGGGCCGATGCCGTACTCGAACCCGGTGCGGTCCGGGAGCCGGGCCGGCACCGCCGACGCCTTCTCCAGGACCTCACCACTGCCGGTGAGTCGCTGCCACCATGCACTCAGCCCCATGGGGATGTCACCGTCCCCCCTGGCACGTGCCCGTCGTCGTGGCTGTCGGTCTCCCACCAGTCGCTCGCCGGCCCGCTGGTGTCCGGGCGCACGGCCATCGCGGTGCCGAGCGGCTGCAGGGCCTCGCCCGGCGCGCCTGTGGGCGCCTCGTCGAGGAGCGGGTAGTCAGGCCCGGTCCCCAAGTTGGTGAGGATGTAGCGGAGGGCGTCGGCTGCGTGGTCGTCGGCGGTGGTGTCTGCGTCCTCCGGATTGCCCTTGGAGGCGTGGGGGAGGTCGCTGAGCTCCCGGTACAGCTCCGGGACGGTGCTGAACAGGTGCAGCCGCGGGCAGGTCTCCCACCCCTGCGCCCGGTGGTGCGGGCAGGCGGGGGCTTCGTTCAGGTAGGACCGGACGCGCTGCCAGCCGATGACCCGCGACCCGGCGCCCTTCCCGGCCTTCTCCAGGTGCACGCCCTCGTCCGCGTAGATGTCGGCGATGGGCTTGGCCTCGCCGCGGGTGGCCCACATGGCGTCGTCCGCGTACCGGGCTGCGACCTGCTCGCCGATCTGCTCGGCCGCGAGGATCTGCTTCGCCTGGTCGGCTTCCCCGACGCCGCGCTGATAGATCTCGCGGTAGATCCACGCGCGGCCGTCCTCGTCGACCGCCGCCCACAGGGCTGCCCACGGGGCGCTGTAGCCCCAGTCGACGCCGCCGTAGCGCCGCCACGACGCGGGGAGGTCGATGGGGTCCAGGACGTGCCGGTCGCGCTTGAGCTCGGTGAACATCTGGCCCTGGAACTGGTCCCAGTCTCCGTCGAGGAACGCGGCCCTCAACTTCTCGGGGAGCGCCTTGAGGTCCGCGGCGTACTCCGGGTTCACGTGCGGGTTGTCGCTCAGCTTCGACGGGATGAAGCGGACCGTACGGCCGCGCTCGTCCGTGACGACCTGCGCCCCGTACTGGGTCGGCTTGATGTACCTGGCTTTCACCGCGCCGTGCCCCGCCCCGCCCGGGTTCGTCCCCGACCGGATCCCGAGCACGGGCAGATCCCGCCGGCCGGACCGCAAGCGGGACTCCAGGAAGGAGCACACGTCGGGCGGCGTCAGGGTCCGCTCATCGAACACCAAGAGCTGGTACTGGCCGCCCTGGCGGCGGGTGGCGTCCTGCACCGTCTCGGCGTACCGGAACATGATCAGGCTGCCGTTCGGGAACCGCAGCTCGTACTCGGTCCCGTTCCACGTCGCGCCGAGCGCCTTGGCGAAGTTCAGGTTCGCCAGCTCCGCGATCAGCGACTCCTTGAGCTCCGGGTAGCTGCGCCGGAACGCCCCCACCCGCAGACCGGGGTACCTCACGCACTCCCGGATCGCGTGCGCGGTCAGCGCCCGGCTCTTCCCGCCACCGGCGGCGCCCCCGTACAGCACGTCGAACTCGTCGGCGTCGTGGAACTCGCGCTGCTTCGGGGTGGGGACGTAGCCGAGCTTGGCGAAGACGTCGATCCGGCGGAGCCGCTCGGTCTCCCGGCGCTGAACCTCAGCTTGGAGGGCCTTCAGCTCCTCCATCTTCTGGATCTTCAGCTTCAAGAGCGGCGAGCTGCTCCCGGGCCTGTTCGAGGGCGTCGTTGAGGGCATCGATCGTGAACACCCCTTCGACCCGGCTCGGGGCATGCAGCCCACGCAGCTTCGACACCTCGGAGGCGATCTTCAGCAGCCGGTCAGCCGCAGCCATCCGCGGCTGCGGGTCCCGCAGGGGCTCACCGGTGACCGGGTGGGTGACGATCCGCCCGCTGGCGGAGACCATGAAGTGATCGGCGCGGAAGACCGCGTGGACCTCCTCGGCCAGGTACTCCAGCTCGACGAGCTGCTCCTCGCGGTACACCTCGACGTTGGTGTGCTGCGCCGCGATGGACTCCTCCAGCGCGCGGCTGAAGTCCCGCCGGGCAGCGTTGACGGAGGCGTAGCCGAGCTCCTCGCAGATCTCCTTGTAGGGGCGCTTCTGCCGCCGCATGTCGACGAGGCGGGCCCGCCGGGCTGCGGTGGCGGCCCGCGTCGCGCGGGAGACGGGCATGCCGGCCTCCCCTCTCAGGTGATGGCGAGGAGCCCGGCCTGGCGGACGGGTACCTCGGGGTTGTCGGTGATGCGGACCCACACGGCGTACCGGCCCTGGGCGAGGGTGACGTCGCCGCCCGGGCCGACCAGGCAGCGGGCGGTGAAGGTGGAGGTGCCGGGGACCGGGTGGGTGTCCCACGAACCCGGCACCCACGTGACCGGGTCCGCGCCCGGCCCGGGGAAGGAGAACTCCACCAGGTCGCCGGTCGGGTCGTACGGGGCGGCCTCGACGGTCGCGGTGACTGACACCAGGACGTACTCGCGGGACGCCGCGGGGATCGACTGCACCAGCACCACCCCTTCACGGGCTGTCGGTTCTCCAGCGGCCGGGGCGCTCCTCGGCCCTCCAGCGGCCGGGGGCGTTGGCCGTGTGCCAGCGGCCGTCGTGCTCGTGGGCCGTCCACCGCCCGGGCGCCAGCCGGGCCTGCCAGCGCACCCGCACACCGGGCTCTACGGTCACCTCAACCGGGCCGACACGGACGGCGACCGCCAGGTCGGTGAGCGCCGCCCCGTCGCCGACCGGGCGGCCCCTGCTGGCTGTCGCCGTGGTGGTGTCGGTGAGGACGGTGGTGTCGTCCGCGCCGCGGGCCGGGCGGTCGCTGTCCAGGGCGTCGCCGGGGTGTGCCGGGTCGTCGATGGTGCGGACGGCGGCCACGGCCCGGTCGGCGGCGTCGCCGAGCGCCAGGACGTCCGCGACCGCGACCTGGCGGTGGAACACGGCGGTCGCCGCGTCGGCCAGCTGCGCCGCTTCGGCAACTGCCCGGGGCCGGGAGGAGGCGTCCGACGCCCCGTCCACCAGCGACGACGGGTCGGAGACGAGCGTGTGCCCGGATGTGGACTGGGCGACCTGGACCGTGTCGACCAGGGCTGTGGTGTCCGCGGCCTCCCGTAGGCGTCCGGCCGCGGCCTCCACGCTGTCGCCGAGGGACGCCGGGTCGGTCGCCCCTCGGGCCGCGGCGCGGGCGGGGGACGGGGCGTCGGCGAGCGTCGAGCCGTCGGCTACCGCGCGGCTCCGCCCGTAGGCGGCGGTCAGGCTGTCGGCCAGGGCCGTGCCGTCGCTGTTGCCCGCGGCCCGCTGCCGGGCCGCGACCGCGGCGTCGCCCAGTCCCGTTCCGTCCATGGCCGTGGTACCACGCCCGACCGTCGCTGCGTCCGCGACGGCCAGGCCGTCGCCAGCGGTGGCGGTGCGCACCGCGATGGCGGTGGCTGCGTCCGCCAGCGTCGTCGGGTCGCTGGGCTGCTCGCGGCCGGTGCTGGACCGGGACACCGAGACCGCGTCCACCAGCGTCGTACCGTCGGCCGGCCCCCGGACCGCCGTGCGCGCGGAGGCCGGGTTGTCGCCGAGTGTGGCACCGTCGCCGGACGGCCGTGAGGAGGTTGCCGCGGTGTTGGCCGAGTCGGCCAGCCCCGTGGCGTCGGCAGTGGTCCGGGTGAGGCCTCGGTCGGAGGTGGCCGAGTCCGCGAGGGCCGCTGAATCCAGGGCTGTCCGCAGCCGGATAGCCGACGTGGCCAGAGCATCCGCGAGCGCGGCGGCGTCGTCATCTGGGCGGGCCCGGGTTCCGGCCGAGGTGGCAGTGTCGGTCAGGGCGCCGCTGTCGGCGACTGAGCCTGCGGCGCCGGTGGTGGCGTGGTCGGTGAGCGCAACCGGGTCAGCCGCGGGACGCACCCGACCCGCCACGGTCACCACGGCATCGCTCAGAGCCGTACCGTCGGCCACCTGCCGGCCGGCCGAGGCCCGCGCCGCATCCGTGAGCAGGACCCCGTCCGACGCGGCGCGGACGCGTCCGGACACCCCGTCGCCAGCGTCGGACAGCGCCGCCGTCTCGATGGCCAGACGGGTTCGGAAGGCTGCGGTCTGGGCGGTGTCGACGAGGCCGGTGCCGTCCGCGGGGCTCCGCGTCTGGGTACGGGCGACCGTCGGAGTGTCCGCCAGCGTGGTGGTGTCGGCCGATGCCGCGCTGGCGCCCGTACGGGCCGTGACTGCGTCCGACACGGCAGCCGTGTCGACCAGATTTGCGCTTCGGATGGTCGTGGCCGCGTCCGACAGAGCCTCGGTGTCCGCCGCCGTACGGGAGCGGACCGCCCCCGTACTGGCGCCGTCTGCCAGCACGCCCGAGTCCCCAGCGGCGCGGCCGCGGGAGACGCCCGCGGTGTCCGAGAGGCTCCCGCCGTCCCCGACGCCCCGTACCGTGCTGGCCGTACGGACCGCAGCGTCGGCGAGCGAGGTGCCGTCGGCGCCCCCGGCCTGGCGGGCGGTCGACGCCGTGTCGGCCAGCGTCGTGCCATCCGCCGCGGTCAGGCCGTGCCCGTGGACAGCCGCCGCGGTGTCGGTGAGTCCCGCTGCGTCTGCAGGTGCACCAAAACGGGCCGTGCTGGCCTGCGCGGTGTCCGTGAAGGTCGTGGTGTCCGCGGCGACGCGGATCGCTGCGGCAGCCGAGGCGGCGCTGTCGCCGAGAGCGGTGGTGTCGGCCAGCGCCCGACTGGCCGCTCGGGCCGCGTCACCCGAGTCGGCCAGGCTCGTAGTGTCGGCGGGCGTCGCGGTGACGCTGCTGCCCGTGGACGGCACCAGACCGACCGTCGCCATCACTGCGGTGGCCGTCGACTGGGACGCCGTGGCGGTGTACGTGTGCGCCGCGATGGTGACACCACCGTTGGTGTCCATCAGGGCGGCGGACGGGGCGTTCGTGGCGGTGCTGGCCCCGGAAGCGCGGGAGGTGATCCCACTGCCAGCGGTCCAGGTGGAGCCGGCCGAGGCGCTGGACCGGTCCGCGAAGGCGCAGACGATCCAGTCCGTGTCCGTCGGGGTCAGGCTCGGCGTGGTGTGCGCGGTGCGGTTGGTGGTGTCGGCCGCGGCAGCGGCGCCCTCCGTGGAGGCAACGCCGGACCAGGTGCCGCAGGTCAGGACGGCTTTGGTGGCGGAGCTCCACGTCCAGGTGTAGCTCGCCGGCTCGGACCCGGCGGTCTTGCTGAAGAGGAACAGCGTGGTGCTGGTGCCGTTGGTCTGGCGGGCGATCTGCGTCCACCCGGTGGGAGGGGTGGCAATGGTGACCGAGGCGCCGACGCTGATCGCCGCGATCATCAGGTGCCCGGACGCGGTCCCCGTTGGGACGGCCAGCGTCGCGGAGGACACCACGACGGAGTTCTGGACGGTGGAGCTTCCTGCGACCCATGCGATGGCCATCGGCGGGCCCCTCCCGCTGCGGTGCCGGTCAGGTGCCGGACATGGACCAGGTCCAGGTGATCGTGAGGGTGTCGCCGCTCGCCTTCGGGGCCGGGGAGGCGAGGAGGACACGGGCGAGGGTGTTGGCCGCGGTCGAGGTGGCGTCGGTGGCGATGGTGTCGTTGACGATCACGGCCTCGGTGATGTTGCTCGCGGTCGTGGCCACGCCAGCGCCCCAGGACGCCTGCCAGGTGATGACCCGGTTCGGGCTGCTGAAGCTGGACTGCGGGTAGGTGGCATCGAAGGCCTTGTTGGAACCAGAGAGGTAGGTGACCAGGGCGGCGCCTGCGCCGGTCTTGGCGACGGCGGTGGAGCCGGTGCCCAGGCGCATGCCGGTGGCCTGGGCGGGCGGCGAGCTGATGCCCGTCGCCCGCTCCATGATCATCTGGTCGCCGATCTGCGTGATCAGGTTCTTCTGGGTGCGGTCGAGCTTGACGGTGCCGTCCCCGGCGACGAGCCGGACGCGGACCAGGCCCCGCACAGCGATCAGGCTTCCAGCGGACATGACGGGACCTCCAGGACAAGCAGCGGGGCAGGGGGCGGGGTTCAGCGCTGATAGGCGGCATACGTGCGGGAGTTGCGCATGCCGCACTGGAGCAGGTGCTGCTCGATGACGCCGCGCAGCTCGCGTTCGGACAGCACCGACCCGGCGACATGGACGTTCACCGTGACGTGCGGACCAAGAGGAGCGGGCTGAAGGGGGTCTGCCTCCACCGCGTTGCTCTCGGTGGGGCCGTCGTCGACGTGCTCCCAGTCGTCAGCGAGCAGGTCGGTCTGTGAGGCCGTCCACGGCACCAGCACGTCGTGCACGGTGTGCAGGTACAGGTAGGGCAGGCCCATCTTCGAGTGGGCGTCAGGCTCCTGGAGCGCCACCCACATCCCGGCGTCGCCCCAAGCCGCGCGGGCCATGCGCTCGCCCTGCCTCAGAAAGTACAGAGCCGCACCGAAGTCCATCACGCACGCTCCGGGCTCTGCTGGGTGTGGTCGATGCGCTGGCCGTAGGCGTCGTACCAGTCGACGCTGTCCAGGACGGGCACGTGGTGGTCGCCACGTAGCTCCGATCGGTAGATCGGTACGGCGCGCGCGGCCCGGGCAGGTGCGCCGGGGATGTGGACGTCAAGGTCGACGACGGGCCCGAACTCCCAGGGGGTGCGGGCGTCCACGCGGGCCCCCGTGCCGAGCAGGTGCAGGTGCTCCCGGAAGTACGGCACCAGCTCGGCGGATACCTGGACGCGGATGGTACGCCCCCAGCCAGCCCAGAACGCGGCCCGATCCGCGCGCTTGGCGTTCACCCGCAACTGCCCCGACGCGGTGCTGGCCGGCCGCACAGCTGGCCTGCGTCGCCGGGCCGGCCATGCACCGATCCGCCAGCCCGGAGTCCCGTAGCGGGCGGTGCGGCGGGCCAGGTCGCGGCTGGCACCGCGCCGCACGGAACGTGGCGCGGCCGAGAAGGAGGCGAGGGCAGAGGGCATGAGGGCTCCAACAGGGGGTGGGCGTACAGCCCGGCCGCAGCAGGCCGCGGCCGGGCCAGAGGACCGCTCAGGCGCCGAGCATGAGGCGTTCCCGAGTGATCTGGGCGTAGTGCGGTGACTGCTCGATCCCGACGAATCGGCGGCCCTCGGCCAGCGCGGCGGCTCCGGTCGTGCCGGAGCCGGCGAACGGGTCGAGGACCGTCCCGCCGGGCGGGACGATGCGCACCAGCTGCCGCATCACATCCAGCGGCTTCTGCGTGATGTGCTGGCGCTCAGTGCCGCGAGGCTGACTGCCGGTGTACAGCCCTGGCAGGTACACCGGGTCGTTGCCAGGCACCATCGCCCCGTGCGAGCCCCAGACGATGAACTCGCAGTCCCGCTTCAGCCCGCCCTTCGTCGGGCGGGCGAGGGGCTTGTGCCACACAGCGACACCTCGCCACGTGAACCCGCCGGCCTGCAGCGCGTCCGTTGTCGTGGGCAGCTGCCGCCAGTCGGTGAACACCAGCGCCGCGCCGCCCGGCCGGACCGCCCGGTAGCAGGCTGCCAGGACCATCGACATCCACGCGAGGTAGCCGCGCTGGTCCCGGCTGTCGCCGTCGAAGTCCGGCAGCTGGTGCTGCGCGTCGCCGCTGACGTACTTGCCGCGGGCCGACTGCGAGGTGCGCTCCCGGACGGTCGCGGCGCCGGAGTTGTACGGCGGGTCGCAGATCACCGCGTCGACGCTGCTCGGGGTGAGCGTCGGGAGGATCGTCAGTGCGTCGCCGGTATGCAGGGTGAAGTCGTCCATCAGGTGGTTCCTTGTGCAGGTCGCATGCGCCCCGGTGCGGTGGCGAGCGAGTCGGTGCACAGCGGTCCAGCCCCGGGGCGGGGTCGGGCTGGCGCCAGGGGCCAGCGGTGCGCGTGGGCGTGGAGCCGGCGCCTCGGGGCGAGGACGGTCACCCGAGACGCCGGAGATCAAGGGGAGGGCTCGGGTAGTTCCCGGCCGTCGAGAGAGTGGTGGACGAGTAGCCAGCCCATCGAGCCGTCGCCGCGCTTCACCGGCCGGGTCTCGGGGCCGCAGGCACGGTCTGTTCTCGTTGTGCTGGTGTCAGCCTCGGGCACGGTCACAGGCCGCAATTTGTGGGCCACTTGGGTGATCGGTCGGTACGATCAATTGTCATGACGCCCACCCCGCGACGGCCCTTCTCCGTGCGCGTCGGCCATGCCGAGGACACCGAGGACACGCTGTACGAAGGAGTCCCAGCCCACCTGCTCCGGCCTCTCCAACGGTGGGTGTACACCATGGCTGCCGCGGGGGGCGGTTACCTCGGCAAGACCATGTGCTTGAAGCTGCGTATTGCCGTTCCCGCAAAGAGCAACGCCAGTTGGGCGTTGAGCCGTCGGGAGGGGTTCGACCTACTCGATGCCGTGGATGAGATCTTGGCTTTCGCAGCCGAGATGGAGGCGCGCGACCTCGCTGAAGTTCGGGAACTGAAATTCTTGTTGGACGATGGCCACTCGGCGTACCGCGTCAGGGAAGACGAGGCTGGCTTGGAGATTCGAGTCACGCCAGCAGTGCGCGACTCTGTACAACAGACTCTTGTCGATGCCGCTGCCGAAACCGATGCGGGCTCTGCCTCCGACCATTTGGCTGCTGCATGGCAGGCTGCCTACGGGTTGCATCCCGACCCGGTGAGGGCATACAGCGAAGCGGTGAAAGCGGTGGAATCGGCCGCGCATGCGACCGTTCAGCCAAACCATGCCAAGGCAACGCTGGGGACCATGCTTGGCGAGATCAAGAATGCCCGGCATAAGTTCACTTTCGCTATCCCCGTGCCACCTGGTGGAGACTCGATAGCCGCGCCTGAGGCCTTGATGCGGGCTCTGTGGGAAGGGCAGGTCTCCCGTCACGGAGGCAAGGCCCCCACTCCATCGGAGACTCAAGAGGCGGCCCGAGCTGGCGTCCACCTCGCAGCTACGATCGTCCAGTGGTTTGCCTCTGGGGCCGTAAGCCGGCTTCCGTAGTTGCTACACAGCAGCAGCCCAGCCACCTCCCACCGGAGGCACTCGGAGGAGTCTTCGCGGGCCCGGTGTCCACCATTCCACCAGCACCGGGCCCGCGAAAGGGCCTGCCGCCGCCCTCAACGACAGCAAGCCGACCCTGCCCGGGCCTCGCCGCGCAGGCAGGGAGCTGTGACCAGCGTCAGGCCGCGGCGCGAAGCCGCGGCCGGTACGACTTCGCCCGCTCTTGGACCTCGGGCAGGGAGTACATCGTCCGGTACAAATGGCCGTCACCGGATGGCCGTCCGTCGCCGGGGAAGCGCAGGAGCCGGCCCCGGGAGGCCCATTGACGCAGCACCTGTTCGGGGATGCCGGTCGCGGCCGCTGCCTCGTGCGGGTAGACGAGCTCGTCCGGGGTGACGGTCTTCAGGGCAGGATGCACGATCGACCCCCTGGAATGCGGAGAGCCCCCGCCGGCTGGGCGAGGGCTCTCGGAAGATCAAGACGCAGTGGTGCCGTCTGCAAGCACTGTGACACCGTCGGATGATCTATGCAAGGACACCGCGTCTCAAGCCGCCGAGCGTTGCCCGGTCCGGGCCAGCCGCTGGAAGTGCTCACGTGCCCAACGAGCCCCGCAAGAGGGGCACCTGACGCTCAGGGTCTCGGCGTCCACCCGCATCTCCTGCCCGCACACGGTGCCGTCGTCGTACTCGGCGAGACACGTCACCGGAACCCGCCGGGAGCGGTCACCGGTAATGACCCGGGTGGTAGCACCAACAATGCGGGCCAGGACCTGGTCGAGCTGGTCGACGTCCGGGTAGTTCTCGCACGCCCACGGGAGATTCAGGCGGAGGAACCGGCAGACCTTCGGCAAGGTCTGGTCCGCGTTGCCCCGCCAGGCCTGGACAGTGAAGCCGCGGGCGCGCCGCCAGTCGTCCTCCACCGCCAGGAGCTGGCCGACGATCGTGTCCGAGCCAGGACCCGTGGCGGACAGGACATCGAGACGCAGCGGCAGCCCGGGGTGGACGGAGCGGCCAGCGGACCCGGCGCCGGGGATCGCAGCACCGCGTTCCAGGTGCTTGGGGAGCTGGAGCCACTGGTGCTCGACCGTGTTCAACCGGTCGTGCATGCGCTCCTGGCAGCGCTCGCAAGCGGTCCGGGGGTGGGCGGGGTGGAGCTCGCTGCCGCAGCAGGCGCAGGTGGGTGTGTCGTACGGCTGGTCGGTCATGAGGGTGGCCTCCCCTGGGCGGTACGGTGGCGGTGTCGATGCGTGCCAGCTGCGACACCCAGGGCGCCCCTCACGGCCGAGGGGCGCCCTGCCGCGCTCAGGGGCGGAGGCCGAAGTCCTGCGGGTGCAGTGGTCCTTGCGTGGCCCGTTTGACGTCCGCCAGGTGCTGCTCGATGCGGGCGTTGGCCTCGTCCTCGTTCGGCGATCCGCAGACCACTGTGCGGATCACCCGGGCGCGGGACTCCGCAGGTACGCCCTGGTCTTCCATCGCCAGGTCCGCCAGCGCCAGCGCGCGCCGTAGGAAGACAACGTCGCGGTGGTAGGCGGGGTCCTGAAGATAGGCCCCACTGGCGCCGGGCATGTGGTCGAGGTAGCGGTTGATGATTCCGTCGACGGTGCTCTGGCGGGATCGGGGTGCCTTGTCGGGCATGAGGGTGCCTCCGTGGTGCCCGGGAGTGCTGCTCCACATGGTGTCACGGTTCATCGACAACGCAGTTGTGAGGTTCTGGGGACCTACCCACGCGGAGGGCGTTGTCCCCGGATCACCTTGCGCCGACAAATGCACTGGTCCGGCAAGTCGGATTCCTGGCCACGGGTCTGCTCATGTTCCAGCGCGCGGTGGAACATAGACACGTCCTCTGGCGCAAGACCGGGGAGTGCAAGGACCGCGCGGAGGACACCGGCCCTGTTGTGGAACCGGCACCGTTCTTTTGCCGGCTTCCACTCCAAAGGATGGATGGTGAGCTGGATGCGATGTCGTAGTTCGGCCGGGACTCCCCGGAGTTGGTGAAGAGCCCTGTCGACCCGTGTGTAGAAGTTCCCGTCCATCGCTCCCTTGTGGGGTACCGCCCCACGCCGGGTGAGGACCGCCGGTTTGAGGCCGAGATCTTCGGAGGCAGCGGGCACACCGAGGTGCCTGGCCAGTTCGACGGCGGCTTCGTCCGCGATGCGCTCGACTTGGTCGGCGAGAAGGCGGATCTCGGCCGTGAGGTCGCGCGCGGCGAAGTACCTGCGGTACGGCGCCAGCGCACGAATAGGACCGAGGTCAGGTGGTTCGAAGCTGGTGGGGGTCGGCTGGGGGATCACGGCCTGCCAACGACGGGGTGGCTGCAGGGTTTCTGGGAGCTCCTGCAGGCGTCCCCTAACGGGGGAGAGGTAGGGCCCGCCCGGACGAATTCGGACGGGCCCCAGCAGTGAACGCTCAGGCAGCCGACTGCTCCCACGGCCATGCCGCGTTCCGCCCCGCCTCCAGCAACGGCACCATCCGGAATGCCGCGTCGGTGAGGCCGCCGAAGGTGTGCCGGTTCCCCGCCCCGGACGGACCGTGGCCGGCCTGGTAACCGGCGAGGTTCCACGTGTACACCGGAACGTGTGCCGGGACCTGTGCGCTCGGGTCGCCGTAGTAGTTGTACGACGCCTGCTCGTCGGTGACGATCAGCACCCGGTCGTGGCCCTGGTAGTGCGTGCGGACGGCCTCGGTGGTGTTGGTCCCGCCGAGGTTCCCGAACCGGTCCAGGACCCGCAGCACCGACTCACCCGCCCGCAAGGCCACCGGCCGGCTGGTGGTGCCGAACTCGACCAGGTCCGCGGACTGTGCCCGCTTCGCCACCGCCGTACCGAAGATCGCAGCGGAGTCCGCCCGGTTGAGCTGCGTCTTCTCGCTGATCCCGCCGAACATGGAGCCGGACCGGTCGACCAGCACCAGGGTGCGGCCCGGCAGCGCGGGCACGTTCGCCAGTGAGTACCCGAGGGCCTTCTCCAGCGCGTGCCCCCATCGCAGCGACGGCGCGTGCTTGTACGCGGCGAGGAATCGGAACGGGAACTGCCGCGACCGCGCCACCTGCTCCGGCTCCGCGAGCCGCGCTGCGACCTGCTCGGCCACCTCGTCCGATACGCCAGCCTCGTCGAAGTTCCGCAGGTTCCGCAGCAGCGCCATGTACCCCATGGACGGGATGATCGCCTCCCACGCTGCCTGGTCCATCGGCCCCTGCAGCCACCCGGCCAGGGCCTCCCAGGTGATGCCCGCGTCCGCGAGCCGCTGGGCCCCGTCCGCGCCCTCGACGATGGCCCGGCGCTCGCCGACCGGGACCTGCATCAGGAGCCGGTGCGCGGTGAGCGTCCGGTTCGACGCCGGGGGGACGGCCTCGTCGGGGTTGTGGCGGCGGTCCAGGGCGTAGCGGAACAGGTCACCCTGCCACGCCTTGTCGGGGTGCGGGGTGGCGTGGACGAGGTTGAGGACGTCGCCGAACCGGTAGCCCTTGGAGGCGGTGTCGTACTTCAGCAGGGCCTTGCCGTTGTACAGCCGGGCGACAGCGTCCGCGATGCCCCGCTTGATCGGCTTCGGCACGTTCCGGCCGTACCGGGACGTCCAGTAGGCCAGGAGCTCACCGGGCTCGTCCGGGCGCTGCAGAACGGCGTCGACGACCTGCCGGGAGTGGCCGGCCGCGCCCGCTTCGAGGCGGGCCTTGGCGAACTCCGCAGCGCCCACGAGGGACGCCGTGCGCATGTTGCCCTCACCGCGCAGCCAGCCGAGGAGGCCGGAGGTCCACTCGGGGTCCTCGATGGCGAGCTGGCGGACAAGCTGGGTGTACCGGTCGTCGCGCTGGCCGCCGCGCTCGTAGAAGGTGTCCTGGCCGACCATGTTGGCCACGGCGAGCAGGAAGAGCTCGCTCTTCTCCGAGCGGAGGTGGCCGGTGCCGCCCTCATGGGTGCGGGTGGTCTGCCCGGTGCTGGTCACGGGCGAGGTGACGGACGGTCGGGTTGTGCGGGTGTTGAACCTGGACATGAAAAAGCCCCTCTCTGTGGAGGGGAAGCACTGCATCTGGGGCGCCCGAGATCAGAGTCGGCTACGGGCACGTACGCGCTCTACCAAGCTGAGCCACCAGCCGCCCGTGAGGCGGCTGAGCGGGATTTGAACCCGCGACCTCGTCATCCCAAATGAAGTATCCGTTGCCTGCGCACCGGGCGCCCCCGATGCTTGTGCCTCCCGAGATCAATGACGGCTGCGGTTGAGGCCAGCACCATGCCGAGGTGGGATTCGAACCCACTCGCCCTGTTGTTCAGACAGGAAGTAACTGCGACCTTCGCACCGGGAGGTGCGTTGTGAAGTTGTGCCGTCCGAGGTCGAGACGACAACGCGAGCGCCCACCAACTGGGCAGCAGGCCCAGGGGTGGGCCTGACGGGAATCGAACTCGTGAAGAACGCGTGGTCTTCGCACCGGACGGAAGTCTGTAGTTGTTGTCCAGAGTTCAAGGTCGGCGACGCGGTCGTAAGCGCTCTGGGCCGCTGAGCTACCCCGGCGGGGGAGCCGGAGCCGGGATTCGAACCCGGGTCTCTCTCTTAGCAGGAGAAGAACTCGTCACCTGCGCACCTGGACGGCGGCAACGCTACCGGCTCCTGGTGCGGACTTCCTCTCAATTACTCGATGGAATGAAGGCATTGAGTGAGGCACGCGCGAGGGCACCAGCAGGTCAGCGTGGGTATCCGCGCACTGGAGCCGGTCAACCGGCCAGGGCCTGGGGTCGGCGGACAAGACCTAACCTCGCTCATGGCGGGCCTTCGCCCGGCCGCATCAGCCAGCGGCGATCCGGCTCGCGTCCTTGTCGGCCTTCACCAGTGCGGCGAGCGCATCACGGGCGTCCTGCCGAGTCTGGGCGTTCGGGGCATCCATGGCGGTGCCGTCCTGGGCGAACTGGATGATCGCCCCGTCCGCATTGCCGTTGTCGGTCCGCCAGGCCTCGATGAGGTCGGTGGGCTCGTTGTCGGCGGTAAACAGGCCGTCGGCCTTCCTGAATGCCTCCTGCTTGGTGCCGAACCCCAGGATCGCGACCTGATACCAGGAGGTGAAGCCCGGGGTGCCGACGAGGCGCTGACCCTTGGCGAGCTGGTCGCGGAACCTCTGATCCTCGGCCTTGAGGATCTTCGCCGCCTGCTTCCGGGCCGCAGCCGCGGGCAGCTTCTTGAGCGTTGCGCTCGCCGCGGGCGCCGGTGCCTCCGCGTCCGCGCTCTGGTCGATGCTGATCGTCGACGGGTTGGAATCGACGCTGGTCGACGCGGTCGTGCTGGTGCAGCCGGTGAGGAGGGCGGCTGTGAGCAGCGTGGCGGATGCGGGCAGGGTGGTGCGGCGCATGGTCGTTTGATCCCCCCGGGGTGTGGTGCTGGTCGGGGGACAGCGTGGCAGCGGTTGGGGCGGCATGTGCATAGCGTGACGAGTTCGTTGCGCAGAGTTCGAGAGCGTTCGACGGCCCAAGTGGCGGCGAGATTGTCGGACCGTCATGTCACCATGCCGCTGTGCTGATCAGCTTGGGCCAGGCGCAGAAGGACTTCTTGGACCTCATCCGCGACCCGGTCCTGCCCGTCGACGCTTCCGTGCTGCGCTCGGACTGGTTCCGCCAGCACGGCCACATACTCCTCGGCCCCACCCCGATACGCGGCATCAAAACCCGAGGTCGGTGGTATGTCGACGACCGGGAAGTCCGTGTCGCAGCTCGCGCCATCAACGAGCTGACCATCGACGCCGATGACCTCGTCCCGATACGTATCGACTGGCGCAACCCTGAGAACCACGACTGGCCGTGGCGTCCCGATTGGCGGCTGAGACTGCGGTGGACCATGGTTGCGAGCGCCCTGCAGACCGGGACGCAGGGCAGCTTCCGCGAGCTCTTCGACCAAGGGGAGAAGGCCCGGACCGTCCGCGTCTGGATGCGGCGCCTCACGAACGAGCCCCCACGGCCCTCTGCGGAGACGGATGCCGCCATTGCCAGGGAGCCCCTGGTCCACGCCTGGGCCCTCACCGCCGGCCCCCCGGTACGGACAAAGGGCAGCTGGATGATGCCCCGCACCGTAGTGGATCTCCTGGACCGATGCCAGGCACTGGACGAGCGACTCATAGCCGCCGCCCGGCGCTGCGTCGGCTGCTACACCGACGGGGGCGAAGAAGCATCGTGGAAGTGGCGCGCCGCCACCAGCGATGGCTGGGTCACCAAGTGCCCGGCGTGTGCTGTCGAGGAGTTCCCCGAGTACACCAGCAGGTTCCGCGGTGTCCGATACGACAGCCCGCGCCGGAAGGCCGTCCGGGCCGACGAGTACCGCTGCTGCCTATGCGGAACAACCCGCGCCGCGGTCTGGGACCACTGCCACGACCACGGGTACGTCCGAGGCCCGCTCTGTGCGAGCTGCAACGCATCGGAGTGGGCACACACGCTCAGGGAGGAGCAGGGCCCCTGGCTGAACCGTGCGAACGGTATCGCCCACCTGCTTCGATGCGCCGGGTGCAGCACCGCGAAGATGCTTCCTGACCGGTATCGCGTTGAGGTGGTGCGCCGCCACGTCGAGGCAGAGGCGGGGCAGTGCCGCTGCAAGTCACGGCGGGCCGAGGTCCGAGAGGGCCACGAGGACGCGCTGCTGTTCGCCGTCCGGTGCTTCTGCAACTGGCGAGCTCCGCAGCTGGTGACGATCCCCTTTGCGGAGGCTGATTCCGTGGTCAGGGCCCTGTTGGAGAGTGTGCAGAGCGGCGAGTGACCGGGCCGCGGCCCGGCGGTCACCGCCGACGGCTCGAACCTGACCGGCCGGTCTGCTGGGCCTGCGCGATGGCCGCGGCAACGGACTCGACGGCGGCTGCGAACAGCTGCCGGTTCTCTGGGGCGATGTTGTGCTCGGCGGCGATGACGTCGATGCCCCCAGTGGCGGCGGCCGCCCAGTCCTCCGGGAGATCGAGGTCCTCGGGGCGCAGCGTGCCAGAGCGCAGCAGCATCTCCCGGAAGAGCGCGTGCTGATCGCTGTCGAGGCGCTGCGCGAGGGCGTAGGCGATGGCGCGCTGCGTGCCGATGTCGGGGGCGGTCGTGCCATCCAACGCCCGCATGACCTGGGTGAGCGCGACTCCGGCGTCCTTCGCGAGCTGGGAGCGGCCGCCGGATCGGGCGCCGCTGAGGTTGTAGCCGGCTTGGATGGTCTGCTGGCGTAGCCAGGTGGCGAAGGTGTGCTCGTCGTCCATCGCTGCTCCCTGGTCGTGGCCTGCGGTCCCGAGACTAGCGTGCACGCAAGTTGCAGGCCTGCAAGAGGCCACTGTTCTGCATCTTCGGCCTCAGAGGTGCACTGCTCTGCGAGCCAACTTGCTCGTGAGACACATAACTGCCAGGATTATCGGCAGAGCAAGTAACTAGGTGGCATCACGCCACCAAGCCAATTCGCCAGGGGGACACCCATGCCCGAATTTCGCCTCAGAGCCGACGTCGTCCGCGCCGCAGCCGCCGCCCACGGCGACACCACCGGACGCGACATCAGCGCCCGCACTGGCCTCCACGAGACCACCCTCTCCCACCTCTTCAGCGGCCGCCGCGCCCCCTCACTCGAAGCCGCTATGGCCATCTCCGCCGCCTACGGCACCCCAGTCAACGTCCTCGTCCGCACGGTTGGCCAGCCGGACCCGACCCAGAGTGACGGCTGACCCAGTCAGCAGAACGGCCCCGCCGGAGCGGGGCCGCCAAACTCGGCACCCCCGGTTTCTCAGGCCGGAAAGGGTGCGAAGGAGCTGATTCATCATGGCAGCAGTCGATGCAGCTGCGCAGCCGGTCACGAGCAGCGGTGACAGGTGAGCTACGCGGGGCGCATCAAGCGCGGCCCCATGGCGGCGGATGTCATCGGCCGGAACTTCACCATGCTGCACAACGCCGCCCTGCGGGACCGACGGCTGAGCCGCCGCGCTCGCGGACTCCTCGGCGAGATCTCCACTCACCGGGACGGCTTCGGCATCTCCATCCCCAGCCTGGTCGCGGCGGGACCCGAAGGGCGCGACGCGATCCGGTCGGCGCTGGCCGAGCTTGAGACGTATGGCTACCTCCACCGTCGCCAGGAGCGAGACCCGGAGACCGGCAGGTTGGGTGATGCCGTCTACGAGATCACCGACATGCCTGATGAGCTGCCCGCGATGGCGACGGCCCCGTGGGAGGACGGAGACGTCAGTTGCCCGGAGGTGCGGGATGCTCGCAGGTCGGGCCCGTCGTCGGATTTTCCGTCGTCGGCTCACCCGTCGTCGGTGAATCCACCGCATAAGAAGATCAGTTCCAAGAACACCAGCGGGAAGAAGACTCTCTCTCCGCACACGCCTGACCAACCAGCCCAGCTGCCTACAGCCACATCCGGCACCGAGAGAGAGATCAGTACGCCGCAGGAGAGGCCCACGGCAGCCCAGAGGGCCGTACGCGCGAGCGGCGCCGTACCTCCCGACCAGGAGACCGCCTTCATCGCCTGGGTGCACCAACAGCACCACCCCCGCAGCCCCGCCTGGTGGCGCAAGGCCGCCAACGACCTCGGCGAGCTCGCCGACACCTGGCGCCGCACCACCCAGCCACCGGCAGCCACGTCCGGCCTGCCGCCCTGGTGCGGCGACTGCGGCGACGGCTCCACCGCCGCCCGCACCAACCCCGCCTTCCGCTTCATCCGCCTGCCCAACGACGACAAGGCCCCGTGCCCCGCATGCCACCCCGGTGTCGCCGACACCGCGGCCTGACCCTTCGCCCCTTCGTGGGGACCTCCACCAACCCACCCACCCGACGGCCAGAACACCACCAGCATCAGCACACCGCCACAAACCCACCCCCAGGGGGACCAGCACCATGACCGCCACGCTGCTACGTCCCACCAGCGACCAGGCCCCCGTCGAGTACGCCCTCGTCAACAGCATCGCCGACGACTACGACCCCGAGACCCTGCTGTGGATCGTCTTCCACCGCCCCGACGGCGGCGCCCGCGTCTGGTACGCCTGGACCGCCAGCGGCGAACCCCTCGGGAACCGCATCGACCACGACGCCCGCGCCGGCGGCCTCGACGCCGTCGACTGGCTCGCCATCACCACCCGGCACTGCACCCACCGGACCCGCGGCCGCATCGACATCCAGGTGCATCCGCTGCGGCCCATCCAGGAGGACGTCGCCGCTGGTCGACGGGCGTCCCACGAGGACCGCGACAAGGCCCGCCAGCTCCTCGACGCGGCCTGCGACATGACCGGCCAGCCCCGCCGCCCCGCCGACCAGCACCCCCGGTGGGTCGGAGTCGGCCCGGCCCTCCTCGCCCGCCGCTGACCCGCGGGCCCACACCAGCAAGGAGCACCCCTATGCCCCTCGACGAGCAGTACCTCACCGAGGTCGAGCAGCGCCACGCCGCCGCCGAACGCGGCTGGCACCTCGTCACCGACCCCGAGAACATCTGCCGCTACCGCATCGACGGCGACGGCCCCACCGTCGTCGCGGTCTTCGACAGCGACGACGCCATCGGCGGCACCCCCTCGTACATGACCGAGGAGAACGCCGAGTTCGCCGTCCACGCCCACCGCGACGTTCCCCGCCTCGTCGACGAGGTCCGCCGCCTCCAGTCCGCCCTCACCCGCTGCGCCGACAGCGACGACCCCGCCGAGAAGCTCCGCGCCGAGCTGGAGCTCCAGCGCGTCCAGATGCAGCACCTGCAGAAGGAGAGCAGCGGCGTCCTGCGGTCCCTGGACAAGGCCCGCAGGGCCCTGGAGTTCGCCGAGCGCACCACCATCCCGAACCTCCGCCGCGAGGTCGAGCGGCAGCAGGGCGGCAAGCAGCGGTGGCGGGAACGCGCACTCACCGCCGAGCGCACCGCTCGGTCGGCCGAGACCACGAACCCGGGAGAAGACCAGTCATGAGCTACACCACCCACGTCACCGGCGGGTTCGCCATCACCCCGCCCCTCACCTGGCGCGAGTTCCAGGGCAGTCGGTTCGCATCCGACAACTGGCGCGACTCCGACGTCGTCCTGCGCGTCGACGAGGAGACCGTGGACACCCCGGACGGCCCCCTGCTCCGCCGGACGGCCTCCGCCCTGGTCATGCGCGAGATCAGCGAGTACCGAGCCGACGGCCTCCTCGGCGACGTCCAGGCCGCAGTCGACGCCTTCCCCGGCCACAAGTTCACCGGCCGCCTCAACTGCGAAGGCGAGGAGGCCGGCGACCTGTGGCGGGTCGTCGTCCGCGACGGCCGCGCGACCAAGGTCGAGCCCCGGATCGTCTGGCCCGACGACGAGACCCCCGAGGCGCAGCGGTGACCGGCAACCGCGCGGACGCACGCTTCCCCACCCCCGTCGAAGTCCGCGCCGTCGAAGGCGACCAGGCCCACGTCGTGGTCGTCGGCTGGCACATCGCCCGCAGCATTGGCGTCCCCCTCGCCCCGATCCTTGAAGCCACCGGTCTCACCGCAGCGCGGTTGCCCGGGCGGTGGCTGGAAGCCGAGGCGAACTGCTACGCCGAACACGCGGAGGACCTGGTGCTCAGCGGCATCACCATTGCCCCTGACCTCCCGGTCGGCTGGATGGAGCCCGACCAGTGACCCGCCCTCTTCTCCTGATCGACATCGACGGACCCCTCAACCCCTACGCGGCCAAGCCCCACCGGAGGCCCGAGGGCTACCAGACCCACCGGATGAAGACCGGCTCGTGGGTCGCCCGCCACCACAAGCCCCCGGCCTACGTGAAGCCGCTCCGCGTGTGGCTGAACCCCGCCCACGGCCCGGCGCTGCAGGCGCTGCCGTTCGACCTCGTGTGGTGCACCACCTGGATGCACGAGGCCAACGAATGGATCGCCCCGCACCTCGGCCTGCCGGAACTGCCGTACATCCAGTTCCCCGACGACCAGCTGCTC